TTCCACATTATTGCTATTCGTTTCGTTTATTTTATTTGAATAGTCGTAAAGTGCTGAAAATTAGCAGAATAAAATTAGTATAAAAGTAAAATTGTAGTAATTGAACCCAATAAAAAAGCTGTAATTGTGAAAAGTTTTGCCCTATTTTTGGCGTTTTGTAGGTCGGATTCTGCTTTAATTAGTTTCGAATTACAGTCCTCTACTTGTTTTGTCCTTAATTCAACCTGCCAATTAAGTAATTCAATGCGGCTTTGTTTAGTCCATATTAAAGAATCTTGTTGCCTATTAATCTCAATCATCTTATCCAATTCGTTAAAAGCTAAATTGCTAATCTTGACTTGCTGAATCGTTACTGAGCAGGAAAGAGTATCTTTGGCAGTTTGACCTAAACAAATCGAACTGAAAAGAATCGGGAATATTATTAATAGAATCTTGACGTGCTTCATAGATTACTTTAGTTTGATTGATTGTTTTAAAATAGCTGTTTTCAATTCTAATTATAGAATCAATTCTCGGCTGTATTGTATCGTGAATTATTATAGGCTTATAATTGCGAAAAGTGCCAACCGATATGATACCGATTAGCACTCCTGCAATAACTCCACCAATGAAGTATTTAATCATTTTTTTTTAGTTGATTTGTTTGAACGTATTTCTTTCCACTTATACCGGTACTCCAATTCTAATTCTTTGCAGAATAGTTTTCTCTTTGCCTCGTGGTCTTGATGGCTTTTAATTCGTTCAGGTGTTGGCTGATAGTCTTTAATACTCTGCATTGTACTTCCAATATTCTACATTAAGAATAACATAAGATAATAAGATAATGGCTGCTATCATTTTACTACTAAGATTTGTTTGCGGTTTCCTTTCGATTTATAGGATATGTGAACCCATGTAAAATCGTACTCGTTTATCACCTGGTCAAAATCTAAATTAGCACAAATCCAATCGAATAGTTTTTTATTTTCTACTTTATTTCCTGCGCTGATGTCGATTGCTTCACCTTTGACGTGCTGACTTGTGGCACTTCCTCCAACTTTTACATTTAGTAATTGGCTTCTATAAAATGAATTTATCTTAATTGGTTTGCCGTACCATTCTCTCAAAGGTTCAAAACATTTATTAGCAACTAATTTCATGCGCTCAAATGTAACTGAATCAGGGTTGTTATTAATGCCGTTCCTTAGTGCGGTTGCTGATGTAATAGCTTCATCAAGTGTGATGTGCTTAGATACGTTTTCCATTCGTTAAATCCAATCTAAAAATAATAATACAACTAAACTCAGCATGATTGCAACTAATAAGAATATCGTAAACCAATCTTCAAAGTTTAGTTTCTTTTGCGTAATTGGCTCGTTTAGTTGGTCCTTAAAATTAAGGCTTTTTTGAGGTTTAAACTCTTGGGTTTTACCCTTAGCAATTAACTTGCCACCCTTAAAAAAATTTACATTATTAGTCATGTTGATGTCCGTTATCAGTTGTTGAATCTGTTACTAATTCAATAGGAGTTTTGCCGCTTATTGCAGTCGGATTTGTTTCTTCGATTTTAGAACAACTCGCCAAAATAATGACTAATAAAATTAAAATTGTTTTCATAATTGTTTGATTTTAAAACACAAATCTACGTTATTAAAATTCACAATTCCAAATTTACTGATTTGCCTTGACGTTGATTGAAGTCATAAAACCACCTAATGCAATGATAGCACTAAGCATTAACTTGGAAATATTACCTGAATTAAATTCAAAGTTATCCCAATCAATACTTTGCCATGCTGTTGCAATTGCCACTAATGCACCAAATAAGGTACTTAGTTCTGATTTGTACTTGTTAATTATATCTTTCATTTTTCAACCTTTTCTAAGTGTTTTAAAATCGCTGTCATAGTTTGATTTAATTGCCCCTCAACATTTTTCGAACTATGGAAATTGTGAGCCAACGCATTGACCTTTTCAGTCAATGTTTCTATTGATTTCTTTTGCTCATTCATTTGAGCCGATACCAAGTCAATCTTAGTCCCCTGAATGTCCTCTAATTTTTGAACCTTTGGAATCAAGTTATCATGTAAAGTTTCCTGCTTAACCTCCAGCTTGTTTATCTTCGTTGTTAAGGTCGCATAAATGATACCGATAAGGGCGCAAATAACCCCAAATAATACTAAGTTCAATTCCATTTAATTAACTGTTATTTCAATATATTCAATTTCTTCCAGTTCTAACAACTGATTTCTAATTTCTAAAAAATTGCCATTGTGGATTACATCTAATCCAACTATCCAATTGTTTGCACCATCCTTAACAAACTCTAATTTACTGACCCCAATTTCATAGCCGTTTAATTGATTGTATTGTATTTTATTTGCTTTTAAAACTTTCATTATAGTGAATTTTTATAAGTTAAAATTGCAGTCCTTAGTGTTAATGCTTCTGCTGTTAAATTAGCACCCGCACCATAACAATATACATTTCCTAACAGATTTAAAAATGAACCTTGAGCATTCAAAATCCTTCTATTTGCATTAATTCGTGCAGCGGTTGTTGTTGTTCTACTTAGTTGAGTTGTTTCGTTAAATAATTCTACGGCAGTTGCACTTGTTCTATTAATACACTTAAAGCCATCACCAGTCATATCTGCACTTGCTGTTAAATTAGTACCCAACATATTTAATCTTTGGCCGACGGTTGTTGCAATAACAAGCCCGTCCCCTGCTCCGCCTGATGTGCCAAACAAAGCCCCAAATAAAGCACCTATTTGATAAGCAAATTCACCTGCTGAATTATTTGTAAATTGTACCCCTTGTGTTGATGCGTTGAAATTTGTATCAATATAACTCGTCGCTCCATCACTCTTAAACCCTACGTTAGAAGTCCATGTTGGAGAGTTTACTAACGTGCATTGATTAGCACTTGGTGACTTCCAATTGATAGTCGCAAACTCCTTAGAACCATCCTGAGCAAAGCAATAAAACACATCTAACTTATCCCACACTCCTGACGTTTTTAATGCTGCTAAAAATGTATCTTGTTTAGCTTGTACGCTCGCACTTGGCAAAGTATAACCTAATGCCACCGCCCTTGCTATAACCGATTGATATTCGGCTGTAAATGTATCAGCTATTATACTATTCCCTATTCGAACTCCAACTCCTATTCTCATGTTTCAAATATATTAATTATCCGTTACTTATTTTCATGTGTTTATTCGAAGTATCCCACCACGCAACACCGAATATATGAGGGTCACTTGTTGGGAAATTACTATCTAATCTAAGGTAGTTGATGACAGGGGATTGAATGGGAAACATAATACTTGCACCTGTTTCAATCAGTTCACTTGGTGTGAATGATACAACGCTAATACTTGTAGCACCTGCACTTGCATTTGCTGTGACTTCTAATGTGTAAATAATTTCACCCAACATAGGGCATAACATTAATTTATCACCATCTTTAATGTCATGTGTTGTAGCACTTACAGCAATTGAAGTTGTAGCACCAGAGATATTAGATGTGGTTCGTGCTAATTTACGCTCATTGGTAAATCTAATAACGCCATCCGAAACTTGACTTACTGCTCTTTGTGTATTCCCGATTGACTCACCAACGCTAATAGTATTTGTTGCTTGATTGCCTACGCCTGAATCTATTGGATTGTAGTTTGATTTATTAACTTGAATTTTAAACCATTCGCCATCGTAAACATCATCCACTAAATCAAAACTAACCCCATTAAAAATGTAGTATTCTGAATTATACCTTAATCTATAATGAGCAGGTGCGCTTGTCATTATTTGCCCTTGATATTTAGGGTTTGGTATTGATTGACCTGAAAAGATTTCAATACACAATAATTCATTTATATCATAAGTCGGTCCTGTTTTATCAACACTCCAACCTGTTGTTGATGCTGAAATTGAACCAATATTTGGACCTGTAAAAATAGCTGTATTACTTGAGTAATTTGGACCGATTCCTATTCGCGCATCGTCTAATTGATAATCTTTTGAATTTATAAAACTTGAAGTATTTTCACCTGAGTAATTCAAATAATCATCATCCCCATTTGTATCAAGTCTGATTTGTCTTGCTGTTAATCCAATAGTTGTACCTGTTGAACTTGTAACTGATACTAATTGAATTTCACAACTTGTATGCGTTCCTGTTGGTAATGCGGGTGTTGTAAATCCAACCTCGCAAATAGTTGATGAAGCCGCCACCACTACATTAACAATATACCTATCTGTTGACGTTGTACTCCATGTGGTAACCGTACTATTAGCCGCTTTACTTAGATAATAAATACCGCACTTTAACTTAAAAGAAATTGTCAAAGTCTGACCGCCTAATGTGTTTATAGTAGTTGAGCCTATTGGCACGGCTGTATAGTAGGCTTGAAATCTTAATAAAGTACCTCCTAAAGTATCAACAAAAGTCTGTGAGTTTGGAAACAGAATTGAAAGAGCTGGGTTAATTAAATTTTCTGATTGCCCTAATTTATAACGTCTGTAAATCCTTCTAATTGCAGGATAATATTGCCATTGATTTGCGCCACTTATTACATAGTCAGTAGCTTGGTCTATATCTTGAGTCCAACTTGGTGAACTTGTGCTTAAAAAAGTACCTGCATCATCATAAATACGCTCATATAATATGTTGGATTTTTCATATTGATTTATGGTCACAATTCTGAAAATTCCATCGCTTAAAAGTATTCTACAATTAAACTGCAAAAGTAAAGTTTCTAAAGCATCATAATAGCTTATAGCTTTATTTTGGTTAGTATCTTCTAAATCCAAATCGACTAAAGCCCACCTACGAATAAAAGTTTGATATAATGGGTCTGTTACATTTGAAACAGCGGGCATATTAGAATCGTACCAATTAACCGAATTCGAGTAAAAAGCATCGCCTGAAGTTAGCACGTCATACAATGGAGTTTTTAAAAGTATCTTCCTAATAATTGAGCCTATTGACTCCATGTTATTAGTAAGCATATCAGTAAACTCAAGGTTTTTTAATCGTGCTAATCCATCAGTTGCAACTAAGTTAAATGAATAAGGGTAACTCGCATCTTGTCGCTGCCATAAGTCGAAAACAACCACCCCAACCCACCATAAATCGCTATTCTTTGTAACCTTAACTACCCATCTATCCTCACCATAAGTAACAGAATTAAGCATTTGAGTTAAGATAATTCCTTCCTGACTTGCATTTTGTACTAAGATAGGAATTGTTAAACTACTTCCTTTTATTGGTGTAAATCGTTCGTCTGATTGTGACTCGTAACTAAGTTGTAAACCTCTGGCAATATTGAAACGAAAACTACTGCCATAAACGCCTTGCATATCAAGAATCTCAATCGAATAAGTGTTGCCGTATTCGTTTGAAAGTATATCGTATGATTTAAGTGCTACACTTGCTGCCATTATCTTACACGCTCCATTCTTTTATTAGACTTTTCAACACTTAACAACAAATCAGTTCCTATCAATCTTGTAGTAAGTGAACTATCACCCCCGCCCGCAGGTGTAAATCCAGCAAATGAATTGTTAGGTGAATAGCTATTATCTCTTGAAGGTTGCGACCTCGTTCCACCTCCACCTTTTGATGACTCACCTAATGCACCTGCTAACACATTTAATGCAACACCGCCCGCAATTAATGCAGCACCTTCGCCTGCCGTTGCTACTGCGAATAACATAGGTACACCCAATGCAATCATACCTGAACCAATAGTTGCAGCCAATGAGCCTATCATAGCTTCTGCTGCCGCTCCTACACTCTCATTTGCGCCTGCTAAGTTTGCCCCCGCAATTCTTCCAAATTCAGCAAAGGCATTGCCCAAACCCTCAATTAATATCTCACCAACTTTATCTTTAAATTCTGAAAGTTTTAGTTCCATATTAGTCAAGTTTTGGTCCAATGGAGTGTACATTCCATCTAAACTTTCAGCTAATTGCTCTGATGAATCTAAGATTAAATCCGATATATCATCTATAACAGTAGGGTCAAACTCAACTACTGGATTAAATTTGATTACATTTTTTAAATCTCCAAAATTACTTTTTGGTGCAACCGCACCACCTTTTCCTTTTGGGTCTTTTTGGTTTATAATCCCTTCAAGTCTTATCTTTTCTTTGTAAGCATCAATTAAATCTTTGTTAGCATTGATTTGGTTTTGAAGTTCTAATACTTGGTTTTTAATATTGATATTATTTAATAAACCACTTTGAGTACTTGAATCTTGATACTTTACATTTTCATTAAGTAGTTTAAGTTTATCCTCTAACTCCTTATTTTCTTTTGCTGCTACATTTGCCCGCTCAGCATCAACTTCAATTCCCTTTTGCTTTGCGTTGGCTTGAATTAATAACTCTTTATTTTGTTGATTAATTTTTTCAGTCTGTTCTAAAATTGAAGCACTTGCATTAAAGTTTACAGCAACATAACTGCGCTGTGCTACTGCTGCCCTATCTGTGTTATCAGCTAATGCAGCATAAGCAACACTTAACCCTACAACCGCAGCTCCTACAACTGCTATTGGATTTGCAGCAATTAATAAACCTATTGACCTCAATGCAGGTAAAACCTTAACATCTAACACATCAGCAAATGAACTAAACGCATCCCCTAATTGACCAACAGCTTGTAAACCTTGAGTCAATGCCATTGCACCCTGAACTTTTAAAAGAGCCTTTTGCACATCTTCACTTTCCGAACCAAATAAAGCCATTGCACCCTGAGCTGCGCTGAATGCCCCTGCTAAACCTTGACCTAATCCTAATGCACCTGTTAAAATAGGTGTATCGCTTGAAAGTACACTAATTGAATTGTTAACTTGGTCTAATTCATCTTTGTATTGACCAGCAGTTGTTATCGCTTCCCTAAATGCTGCTGAATTAGTTCCTTGACTTAATGCAATCTCATAAGCATCTCTTGCAGTTGCACGATAAGCTTGACGTAAGTTGGAAAATGATTGTTCAGTCTTTTGCGTTGCATCCTTAGCAGCAGTCTGCATTTTTGTTCCTGCATCCTGCACTAATTTTGCAGCATCATTCATTCCGGTCTTTAAACCTGAAACGTCCGCACCTACTCCAATATTTATATTCTTATCTGCCATTCTATGCTTCTGCTAACTTATTACACATTGCCCAAATTGCTTCATTCTCTTTTATCCATTCAGCCTTAGTTTTTGGCGGCTTCTTATCCCATGGAAAACTTAATACATCTTTAGGACTTAATCCTTTCTTTGAATAAGGACTTACCACCATAGTACCAAGCCACCTTGTTTGCTCCCATTCTCTTTTCTCACGTTCAAATTCAAGGTCATTAAATCCCTTTAATTTCTTCGCAAAAAATATAGGTTCGCATTCCCAAAATTCAACTTCATTCATATTGAGCCTGCCATAAGCAATACACTCAATACTTATTAGCCGTTTGGGACATTTTCCCCTTTACTTTCAATAGTATAAAATGCTGTAATATGTTCAGCCATTTCATTGATAATATCAACTATTGGCTTAACTGAATTACATTCATCAATCATTGCAACCGCTTCACTTTCTTTTAATTCTTTTGTCGAAACAGCCTGAACTAATTTGCCCCAATTATTAGGACTATTGGCCCACTTTGCTAACTCTTGGAATTCTGTAATTCCTGAAACTAAGTATAGCTTCTGCATTACTTTAAAACTAAACTTTACTTCGATTGACTTCTTGTCTGTAAATTGAATTGTTTTCATGTGTGTTATTTGTTTTTTTTATCTTGTTACCCAAAAATAATAGTCTTGATGAATGAAATAAACTCCGTCTAATCCCGCCCCTGAATCTATGCCATCAACTTGCCCTTCAAATGTACTACATTGAATTAATGTTCCATCACCTAATACATCAACATTTATAACATTTTCCAACGCCCCTCTAATTGTTTGGGCTGCATCCGAAATACTTGAATAAGAATTTCCAAAAATACTTACTTGAACTCTTACTCTGTCTAATGTGCTTGCTTCCTTCTTGGTATTCGTTGGAGTTGTAGATATAGTATTCATAACAACGAATGGAGTTGTTACACTAATTCCTTGAGGTGCTTGAGTTGGGTAGATGCGGTCATTACTACTAAGTGCATTTGAACCCTGAATTAACTTAAATACTAACTCTATTGGTTGTGCCATTACGCTGCTTCTAATTTTAGTTTATTTCGTTTAGCTATCGCTGTCAATGCTGCTAATACATTATTCTTTAATCTTGCATTAGTAGGGTCACGCATCATGTCGTAAGTATTACGAATTATTCCCAAAGGTCTAACTTGTCCTGTTGCATAAGTTGCGCCATAAGTTCGCCCGCCTTTAGTGGTAAATCCGCCCTTCTTGACATTTGCCCTATATCTTTCAACAGTTCCATATTCAAGAATGTAAGCTAAGTTTCCACCCGCTCCCCAACGTGGTCCGATGTAGTAAGCAAAGTACATTCCTGTACCTTTTCTTTTCCTTTGAAATGCCTGAACAGAATCTCCTATGTGAACATCCATTGACTTCTTACCTGTCTTAGTTCTGTGAGGTTCATACGCACTCTTTAATGCTTGCACTATTGGGTCGGCTGCTAACTTTACTGCTTGGTCAATATCTTTTGAATCTAAGCTATTACCTAATCTCCCAAGCTTATCAACTAAGGCATCAATACCGGTAACTTTGAAGTTTATCATTGTGAATCTTTGCTTACCGCTGTAATTCTATAACCTTCTTTTAAGTTAATTCCAATCTCATCGATTGAAACTATTTCCCAAGTGAAATCATTCCATACAATACGCATCTTTTCATCAATTGTAGTGCCTTGCATTCTGATAGTAAATTCTGCAATTCTTGACGCTACCTTTTCATCAGCTTGTATTGATTCACTCCCGCCTGTTGGCTTGACTTGCGCCCACCTTGTGTATAAGGTAGAATAAGAGCGCACCACTTCGCCAAAACTATTCTGCGTTTCAGAATAATTTTGAATAATGATGCGCTGATTTAATCTACCTACTTGCATTGATTATGATACTGAACCTGTTGAAGGTGCGCCTGTGATTTCAAATGTAGCTGACCATGTAACAGCATCTTCCATAGGTGCTGATAAGCTACCAGAAGTAATCAAACAACTTGCTTCATAATACTTGTCACCTACTGTTGTTGTTGCCATTCTAACAGTTAATACTGTCTTAGCTACCATTGCAGCATAGGCCTCATCCCATCCCCATGTGCCTGACTCTTCAAAAACTCCTTCGAAGTCAAAGCTACCTGAACCTTGACCATAGATTGATTCTTTCCAACCTGCGCTATCCTTATTGGATACGTCAATAGTTGCACGACTAATATTAAAGGTATTTGATTTACCTTTTGCTACATTTGTTCCCCCTACTTTTAATACTAAGGCTGTTCCATTTAATGCTGCCATATTCTTATTTTTTTATTTATTATAAATCTGTTAATAATACAATTCCGCTTGCACTTGCTGACCCTGTGCTAAATACCTTCTTAACCTCAACAGGATAAGGAACACCTGCTGCAATATAGACGTCCTGCGCTCCCATTGGTGCAACTGTTGTTGTATTGGTATCGAAGTGAGCCGCTGGCAATACTCTATAAGTTCCCGAAGTTGTCACACTAATAAAGCCTGTCTTACGAATTGCTGAATTAAATTGTTTTGTTTCCCTCCAACTTGGCAAGGTAGTAGTTGCACCTGTTAAGTCTATTGCACTACCTGAATAAGTTAGTGATACTTGAAAGTCATTTCCTGAAACACCTACAACAAACAACTCAGTATTGATAGCTAATCCTGTACCTGTAATTGTTCCTAATGAATCAAATACAATGATGTCACCATTAGCTAATCCACTACTTGCTAATGTTAATGTATTAGCCGCTAAACTTGCAGCGGTTGCTGTCTGTTGTACTTGTGGATTAAAGGTTGTCCATCCAATAGCAGTTAAGTAATTAGTATCACTTGGAGTCACTGCTACAACTCTGTTCGCTGTTGATAAATTCATTTTATTATTTATTAAAATCCGTATACT